GATTCTAACCAAATAATTAAGTACGATTATCTAACTCTTAAGAAGGTCGGAAATTGAAATACGAAGATTGGGCTAGACAGTTTTTGGAAGAAGCTAAGGCCAAGATTCCAGATGTTAAAAAGCAGAATGAAATAACACACGCTGGCGCAGAAGTCATGGCTCAAGAAATCAGAAAAGCAGCAAAGCAGCACCATTATTCCAACAGGACAGAGGCACTACATATGGCTGATGATATCCATGTTGCTGATGGTGACATTACTGGTACTATTAATGGCACCACTACTGTTGGGTTTTATGAAAAAGGTCATATAGCTAGGTTTCTTAATGATGGGACTAAGTTTATTAAGGCTGATCATTGGTTAGATGTTGCCATTGAGCAGGCAAAACCGAAGGTAATTGCTGTTATGTTTAAAAAATATAAAGAGGTGACTAACAATGATGCCGGTCGATGAGCTGGCAGAAGATATTAGAAAACTGCAGCTTTATTGGATTAATCCAGAAAATATTATCTGCACTAATATGACAGATGGCCAAAAGAATGATGTTAACGACACCATTCTTTTTTTATCTGAAGTCACAAACCAGCCAGCTAATCACGCAAACGATATTTTTAAAAGATGGCAGCTGGTGATAGAACTGCAGATATTCTGGGCAGTGAATCCCAATGTTGAAAGTATTCAGGTTGCGGAAATTGTACTGATGAAAAAATTAACAAAACTAGGCTGGATAGTACAGCAAAGTTCACCACACACAACAGATCCTGACACATATCAAGTTACAAAAACGATTTATTTAACAAAAAGTGAGGAAATAAAATGAGCGCACATGGAATTAAGGATGTTACATTTGCCCTTTTAGATGATGAAGGAAAACTAATTAAAGGCGAAAATGGACTAAGTGATACAGGTATTTATTTGGCAGACCATTCTGGTGAAGGTTTCACAGCAGTGAACTTCACAGGATTGGAAACAGAAGGTACGCCACAATTTGCAAATGACAAAATTAAGCGCACGAGTTATGGCCAGCCAGAGCCTAAGGTAGCATTAACTGCTTTAGACCTAGACCCACACGTGCATTTCAAGTTAATCGGTTATGTGAGTGATGGCAAAGGCGGCTATATTAGACACTTACCTAAACCACATGTGGCTATGTTAGTACATAGCCGGAGCCTAGATAATAAAATTGATATCTATGAAGGTGCTGCTAATTGCGAATTCATTGAAGAGGCAAGCAATCATTCAACCGACAATACGGCTGAGACAGATGCCGATACCACATTATCAGCTACTCTTTTAACACCAAGAGATAAGAATGTATTCGTAGATCCAAAAGATCCAGATACTCAAGTTGTCTATAAATATTGGCTAAGTACCGATACTGGTTTTGATTTAGCAGCAATATACAAAGAAGTCTTTGGTGGCTATGAAGCTGTGAATAACAACGCAACGCCTACTACACCTAATGAAAGTAATCCAAGCAACGGAGGAAATGAATAATGAAGAAAATAAAAGTTAATCTTAAGCCATTAGTTGGCATTGAACGGATAATAACTGTTTTTCCCTCAGTCAATTTAATGTTAAAAGCTTTGGATTTATCTGAAATTGTTGAGACAGTACAGACCGGCAATGATGATCTTGAAAGTCTTAGAAATGTTAAAAAATCATTTCATCAGATGCTTGACTTCATTCAAGAAACATTAAAGCTTTCTGATGCTGAAATGGACAAGTTTCAAGAAACTAATACACCAGAAAAAGTAGGTGATGTATTAGGTCGGATTGTTATGATGTTGCAAGGTGTCGCTCCTGAACAGATTGAACAAGCTTCAAAGAAACAGAAATTGGTTAGAAAAGCAGCTGGAAAAGACCCAAAAAAATAGCTGATTTTAAGTCAGAACGTCAAAAGCAATTAATGGAGATCAAGAATGAACGTGAAGATCTCTTATTTTTAATTCAGCAACTATTAAAAGCTGGAGCAATGCCATCGGATGTTTATCAACAAAATTATTACGACTTGATGGATGTATTAAAAGCTCGTCCAAGAGATGAGCGAGCTGAACTAGTAGACCCATTGGTGGCAGTTTTAGGAGGAAGGTAATAATATGGCTGAATTGCAGCACGATATGGCTACACAAGTATCATTGGACGTAGATGCAGCTGTTAGAAGTTTTAAGACTTTAACAAGTGCTGTTAAGGCCAACACAACAGAATGGCAAGCTAATGCTGCTGAAGCTAAAAGAAACGGTGAGAGCCAGAAGGCTCAACAGATTAAGATTGATGGTCTCAGCAAATCAGTTGAATTGCAAAAAGCAAAACTAGCTGACTTGAAAAAACAGCAATCCGAAGTGGATACTTCGACTGAAAAGGGTACTAAGCGCTACTATGACCTAACTTCTCAGATTACTAAAACTAATTCTCAGATTACAAAACAATCAGAGCAATTGGACAAGGCTAAGTCAGGGATGTCGTATTACACGACAGGTTTGGCCGATTTGCAGAAAGGGTATAAAGAAGCTACCCAACTCTCACAGTCGTACATTGCTAGATTAGATGCTGAAGGCAAAACTGATGAAGCTAACAAGGCTAAACTAGACAGCTATCGTAATTCTGTTGAACACTTTACTAAGCAATTGCAAATTCAGCAGACAGAGCTGTCCAAAGTTGCAACTGAAAGTGGTAAAAACTCTGACGCATATCGTGAACAGGAAATACGTGTAAATAAGACTGCTACTAGTCTTGCTAATGCCAAAAAACAGTTAAGCGATTTATCGACCAGCCTTGAACGTCCGAAGCCAATGGGCTTTTTAGATAAAATCAAATCTGAACTTCATGGAACTGAGAATGCTGCTAAAGAAACTAAAACTAGTATCTCAGATATTGTTAAGGGTTCAGCAATTGGAACTGGATTAACCAGTATTGTTGGCGGACTAAGTTCAACTTTAATTGACGCTGCCAAGCAAGGCTTTAATTTAGCTAAAGCTGGCAAAGAAATCAGCGAAAACTGGGAACATATTGGTGTTTCAGCAAAAGGAGTTAAAGAACTAACTGGTCAAATTGGTGAAATACGTGGTGTCAGCAATGCTAGTGGTGCTGCTGTTACCAAATTACAAACTAGTATCTATGGCTTAACCAATGGCAATATTAAACAGACTAAGGCTTTGACAAATGAACTCTATGCCTTCGGTAAAGCAGGTGGTGCAAGTGAAGATCAAATAGTTCAAATTGGCAGCAAATTAACTCGTATTTTTTCAGCATCAAAAGTAAACCTTGCAAGCTTTAATAAAACCTTTGCAACTATGCCAGGTTTGAAGACCGCTATCCAAAAAGCTAGTGGCATGACTAAGGATGCCTTTAATAGTGCCTTAGCTAACGGTAAGATTACTGGTACGCAAATGAAGCAATATATGCTTGAAGCTGCTAATGGCAGTGGCAAAGCTTGGGAAAAATTTGGTGAAACAACTGAAGGCAAAATTGCCAAGACTAAGGGTACATGGACTAATTTTACCGCAGCAGTAATGAAGCCTTTAGCTAATACCGCACTAGATGGTCTAAGCAAAGGTTTGGACAGAATTATCGGTAAAAATGGCCAGCTTAATTCTACCGGTAAACATATCCAATCAATAGCTGGCGCTTTATCTAAAAATGTTGGCAAAGGCATAGTCAACGCTATTAACTTTATTGCAACACATACTGGAGCTGTAAAAGCTATGGGTATTGCATTTGCCACATATTTTGCAGTTTCAAAATTTACCAAGATGGCTTCTACTTTAGTTACATTTGCAACTGGAATAGTTAACGTAGTTAAAGCGGTTAAAGACTGGACGATTGTACAGAAACTTTTGAATTTAGTTCTCGATGCCAATCCAATAGGCTTGGCAGTAACAGCTGTAGCTGCTTTAGCAGCAGGCTTTATACTTTTGTACAACAAATGTAAGCCTTTTAGAACATTTATCAATGGTATTGGCAAACAGATTAAAAAAGCTTTTTCTGGAGTTCCTGGAGTTATTAAGAGCGTTACCAAATGGTTTACTAAATTATACAGTGGCGTTAAGTCGACTTTTAACAAAATAATCAAAAGCATAAAAAATGCTTGGAAATCGGTCACTAAAAGTTTTAACTCGTTTAAAAGAAGTTTTAAAGAAGACTGGGATAAGCTTTGGGATTCTATTCATGACTTTTTTAAAAAAATCTGGGACAAAGTTTTAGATATTTTTAAAAAATGGGGTAAGAATATCAATGCAAATCTCAGTTCTTTCGGTAACGGCTTTAAAAAAACCTGGTCCAATTTGTGGTCAGGCGTTAAGAGTATTTTTAGTAAAGCTTGGACTGGTATTAAAAAATTAGGTCAGAATGCAATGAATGGCCTAATTGACATAGTTAATGGCGGAATTAAAGCTGTTGACAGTGTTATCCACGCCTTTGGCGGTAAGAAACAAACTATTAGCCTGCTTGGTCACGTCAAGTTTGCGAATGGTACTGATTCGATTTTTAAATCTTTAACTAATCCGATTACTAAGCCAATAATTGCAACTCTGAATGATGGGAATGACAGTCCTGCAACTGGAAACAAAGAAATGCTAGTGGATGCAGACGGCAATGCTGGCATTGTTCAGGGGCGTAATACTGAGATGTTATTAACGCCTGGGATGCATGTTATCAATGCTCATGAGACAGCAATGTTTACTAGCTTTCTCTCAACTTTTGAACACAAACGTTTTGCCAAAGGTACGGACTCAATTTTCGGTAAAATTGGCAATGCTGTTAGCGGTGCTGTAAACGGTATCGGTAGTTGGATTTCAAAAACAACTTCTAATCTCAAAAAATACTTTGACTTAGCAGTAAAAATTGTCTCTCACCCTATAAAATATGTTGAGGGACTTTTTAAATGGACTAATCCAGGCAATATTGCTGGAGCAATGAAAGACCTAGCTCATGGTGCTTTTAATAAGGCACAGAGTTCTGCAAAAGATTGGTGGTCAGCGCTCTGGCACATGGCAGGTGGCAGCCTAGACGGCACAAGTTCAGCCTTACTTAAAGCAGTTGAAAAATATGGTTCAGGGCATAAGTATGTCTGGGGAGCTGCAGGACCAACTACTTTCGACTGTTCGGGATTAGTTATGTATGCCTTGAAAAAAGGCTTTGGTATTGATTATCCACATTATAGCGGTGGCCAATACGATATGACTCAACATATAAGCAAATCTCAAGCACACAGTGGTGATCTAGTATTCTGGGGCAAAGGTGGCTCAGAGCATGTTGGTGTGTACGCTGGTGGCGATAGATACTTTAGTGCTGAATCACCAAGTCAAGGAATACATATGAATACCCTTGATTCTGTAGTTGGCTACGGTGCCCCAAAGTTTGGACGTGTTCAAGGTTTAAAGCAAGTTAGTAGCACTAAAGCAACTACTGGTCTGCAACAATTAATAAAAAATCAAGTCGGTAACGGCTTTTTTAGTTTTATTAGCAAATTAGGTTCATTATTCGGCGCAGGAGCTATGGGTGGTAAGCCAAGTGGTTCTCACAAGAATTGGTTGGCAGAGGCCGGTTTTAAGCCGTCTGATTTTGGGTATATTACATATATTGTTGATCATGAATCTAGCTGGGATCCTAAGGCTACGAATCCTAAATCTGGAGCATATGGAATTCCACAGTCATTACCGGGAAGCAAAATGGCATCTGCTGGTAGTGATTGGCGCACTAATCCAATTACACAGCTCCGTTGGATGAAGGGTTATGTTAATAGCGTATATGGTGGTGCCAAAAATGCATATAATTTTTGGCTACAAAATCACGCATACGCTAATGGTGGTTTAGTTAGCCATTCTGGACTATACGCTTTGGCCGAAATGAATAAGCCAGAAATGATAATTCCGCTAGATACCAGCAAGAAAAACCGTGCGTCACAGTTATTGGACGAGACAACTAGAATTGTGCGTGGCTCTGACAATACAATTGCTTCTGAAAACACTAATAATATGCTTAATACGATCATTGATCTACTAGGGAAAATAGCAGATAACGATAAATTTAAGCCAATTATTGAAATTTTGCAGCTATTGAGCCAGAATCCGATTAAAGTTGATACTCAAGTTAAGCTTGATGGCAAGACTTTAGCCAAACAATTAGAGAAATATCAGATAAGAAGACAGCAGGGAGGCAAAGCAGGATATGCGTTCTAATCAAAAAGGGCAAATAATTTTCAGAAATCGCAGCAGTGCTGATTTTGGCATCTTTTGTGAACTTCCTATAACCATACCTACGCCACAGTTAGACGTAACAGCTACTCATATTAACGGTAGAAATGGCGATTTGCTCCAATCCTATAATTCCTTTAAAAATATTACCCTAACCTTCAACGTCACGGTATTTAAGCCACGACAATATCCCAATTTGTATCAGCTAAAAAACGACATAATCGATTGGCTAACTGGATTTGACTACGATTATCTAAAATTTAGCGACAATCCTGACTGGGTATTCGAAGCAATAGTAACAACACCACCAACATTAGCTCCTTTAGTTGAAGCTGTTATGCAAGAAGAGCTAACTGGTCAGATAGCATTCAATTGCAAACCACTAATGGTTAAAACTTCAAGTATTCACTGGCAAACAGTGCCTGAAACTGTGGTTAATCAGCAAATAATACCAGCATTACCCGACTGGCACATAGTTGGCACTGGTGATTTTACGCTAAACGTTAACGGTTTAGCATACCAGTTTAACAATGTTCAAAATGAAGTCTATGTAGACGGCGAAAATTGTCAAGCATACAGATATGATGCTAATGGAGAACCTATCAGCGTTAATTCTGAGGTGGTATGGGAAAATAACGATGTTCCTATGCTTAATCCTGGCAAAAATACTATTAGTCTAATTGGAAATGCAACTAAATTTGAATACAAACCAAAGTTTAGGAGGCTGGCATGATTAAATTTTTACGATATCCAATCCTTTTTAGGAATGCTAATGATGATGTCACCACTAATGGTATTGGAGCATTAAGTGATGCTACTAAAGTTGAAGTTAACCTTGAAGCAAACGCAATTCAGACGCTATCTATGGAATATAGGGTAGACGGTTCTTTTGCAAACAAAATTAAACCTAAAGAAGTAATTATGGTTGATGCTTCACCAGTATTGTTAAGGCAGAAATTTAGGATCCAGGAAGTTTTGGCCAAAACTGAAGATACTATTACAGTCCAAGCAGTTGGAATAGCTTCGGATTTTACCTCTCGAATTATTACAAACGATATCAGTATGCCAAATATGTCTGCCAGTGAGTGTTTTCGGGCTTTGCAAGACGCAATGCCACCATTGGAGAGCATTCCGGGTGTTGAATTTACAACAGATATATCTGATTTAGCCAATATTAACTACACGGTTGATCAAAACTCTGACATGATGGGTTGCAAGCTAATATTAATAAGCTTCCAATATCATCAATGCAGAGTGATATTAGCACTGCTTTAAACAAAATATCAGCTTTGGAAAATCGTGAAAT